TTCCGCTGCTAAAGCAAGAAAAGCTTTAACAACTATGACTAAACTTGCAAAAGTAAGAAGGTCAGAAATACAAGATAAAAAAAATAGCTTGTAAGGAAAGATATAAAATATATGGATTTTTTAAAAAAGATTATTGAAGAAACTGGTAATGAATATGCATCTATCGTTGCAGATGGAGTAACAGCAGGTGATATAGAATCTTTTATTGATACAGGTTCACATTCATTAAATGCATTGTTATCTGGTTCGATTTATAATGGTTTACCATCTAACAAGATTACTGCGATAGCAGGTGAATCAGCAACGGGTAAAACATTTTTTGTATTAGGAATGGTAAAACATTTTCTTGATGCAAACCCGAATGGTGGTGTTTTATATTTTGAATCTGAATCTGCACTTACAAAATCAATGATAGAAGATAGAGGTATTGATTCAAGTAGAATGGTAATTGTACCAGTAACAACAGTTCAAGAATTTAGAACACAATCAATTAAGATTCTTGATTCGTATCTTGAACAACCAGTAGAAAAAAGACAACCATTGTTTTGTGCATTAGATTCACTTGGTATGTTATCAACAACAAAAGAAATCGAAGATACAACTGAGGGAAAAGAAACAAGAGATATGACACGAGCACAAATTATAAAAGCTGCGTTTCGTGTTTTAACTTTAAAACTTGGTCGTGCAAAAGTTCCATTGGTTATTACCAATCATACATATGACGTTGTTGGTTCATATGTACCCATGAAAGAGATGGGTGGTGGTAGTGGTTTGAAATATGCTGCTTCAAGTATCATTTATCTTTCAAAGAAAAAAGAGAAAGATGGAAAAGAAGTTGTAGGAAATATTGTAAAATGTAAAATCCAAAAGTCAAGGATTACAAAAGAAAATTCATCAGTTGATGTTAGAATAAGTTATGGTAAGGGACTTGATAAATACTACGGTTTGTTAGACCTTGCAGTTAAATATGATATCTTTAAACAAGTTTCTACAAGAATAGAATTACCAGATGGCACAAAACAATATGGTAAAACTATTTTAGAGAATCCAGAAAAATATTTTACAAAAGATGTTTTAGATAAAATTGATGAAGTATCGAAAAAGGAATTTATGTATGGGGGATAGTATACAAGATATATTAGAAGAATGGGTATTTGAATATCATACTAGTGGAACATCACCAAATGGTGTTCAAATTAATTTCGTGGAAAATGCTGAAACTTTTGATGAAGAACGTCAAGAAGAATATATAGATGAAACTCAACCAATTTATGAAGTAATGATTCATGAAGAATCGGTAAATGCAGATAAAGAATTTCCAGATGATATAGGTGATGAAGAAATGATTACTTATCTTGTAACTTATAATGTGTTGGAAGATTGGTTTGCAGTCGAACCAATTGAATCAGAAGTGTTTCTGTCTGATAGTGAAATAGAAATTTTGATGAATAAAATTCAGGAAAATATACATTAATGAGTCAGACTCCAGAAAACATACATGAATATTTTAAATATGTTACAGACAAAGACCAAGAATGGACTGCTATTGGTTTAACTGAAAAAGCAGGGGAATTTCAAGGTGTTGTTTATAGATATGGAACTATAGTACCACCGAAAGAACCAAGTTCAAAAGCAGACCTTTACAACAACAAAGATGAGGTAACTGATAAACTGCCTTTCAAATTCGAATGGCAAATTTTAGATTCGAATGGATTGGAAAAAGAAAGATTTAATGATAAATTTTTTACCTTGATAGGTGATATTTTAGTACATATAATATTTAAGGAAGACTTATACAGAGAAAGAGAGCATGATAGAAAGAACAATACTTAAAAATCTAATTTGTAATGAACAATATGTTCGAAAGGTTTTACCTTTCATAAAAAAAGAATATTATACCGATAGACATGAGAAAGTTCTTTTTGAAGAAATTTCAAAGTTTGTTCAACGATATAATAATCTTCCTACTGAAACTTCATTAGAGATAGAGTTACAGAATCGAAAAGATTTGAATGGAGAAGATTATGGAAAAATTGTTGATATACTTAAAAATTTTAATATTGATGATGGTGATACTACCGATAGTGTTGATTTCGATTGGCTTGTCGATACTACGGAAAAGTTTTGTAAAGATAAAGCGATATATAATGCCATCGTAGAAGGAATTAATATTATAGATGGAAAAGATAGAGATAAAAGAACTGCATCAGAACTACCATCTATTCTTTCAGAAGCACTTGCAGTTGATTTTGATAATGCTATAGGACATGATTATCTAAGAGATGCCGAATCTCGATATGATTTTTATAATCGTGTAGAAACTAAAATACCATTTGATTTAGAATATTTTAATAAAATAACAAAAGGTGGATTACCTAATAAGACATTAAATATTGCACTTGCTGGAACGGGTGTTGGTAAATCATTATTCATGTGTCATATGGCTGCGAGTTGTTTAGCTCAAAATAAAAGTGTTTTATATATCACTTTAGAGATGTCAGAAGAAAGGATTGGAGAACGAATAGATGCGAACTTAATGAATGTTACAATGGAAGATTTACATGACTTACCAAAGACGATGTATGAAGATAGGATTTCAAGAATTGCATCAAAGACAAATGGTAAACTGGTAATTAAAGAATATCCTACTGCATCTGCTCATGTAGGACATTTTCGTGCATTGGTAAAAGAACTTGCATTGAAAAAGAGTTTTAAACCAGATATAATCTTTATTGATTATCTCAATATCTGCACAACTGCAAGATTTAAGAATGCTGGTAATATGAATTCCTATAGTTATGTAAAAGCGATTGCTGAGGAACTTCGTGGGTTTGCAGTAGAATTAAACTTACCTATAATGAGTGCAACACAAACAACAAGAGGTGGTTTTGCGAATACAAATATAGATTTGACTGATACTGCCGAGAGTTTTGGATTGCCAGCGACTGCTGATTTGATGTTTGCGTTGATATCTTCGGAAGAGTTGGAAGAACTGAATCAAATTCTTGTTAAACAACTTAAAAATAGATACAATGACCACAACTCACATAGAAGATTTATTATTGGAATTGATAGGTCAAAGATGAAACTCTATGATGTAGAACAATCAGCACAGACTGACCTTGTAGATTCTACTGAACAACAAGAAACCTTTAAACCTGCGATTTCACACGGCAATTACGAAGATTTTAAAGTTTAACTTATATAAATATAAATGTAAATTTATTATATCTTGAATGGAGAAATTGAATGAGTCGTCTTAAATACGCAGTTCAACAACTGAAATCTAAAAACCAACCAACACTCGATAATACAAATAGAGCTTTAGGATTACTTTCTTTGAATGAAGCAAAAGCAACTGCCTCAACTTTGTTTGAGGGAGTTATTGCTGATTGTGCTAATTTATCTGGAAAGAGTCAAAATGTTTTTAAAAAACAAATATTGAAACAACCATATGTGTATGTGTCGCAGTTTCTACCACTTGCAGATTCAATGAGTGGAACAGCAGGAAAAAATGCTTTCGCAACTAAGGGTAAAACTGAAAAAGAAAAATTAGATATACTATGGAAATTCTCTCAAGTATGTAAACAATCACTAGGTAGTAAAGTTGATGCTGGTGCTGGACAAAGTAAAAAGAAAGTTTCTGAGCCTTGGATTGAAATGAGTGAAAAAAGAGGTGGTGTAGATACATCTAAAGCAGATATTATGGTTGGTTCTTTTCAAACATCAGTTAAAGGTCCTTCTGCACTATTAATGTCTGGTGAAAAAAAAGAATCAAGAGCAACAGTCATATCTGCATTACAAACAACAAAAGTAAGTGATGAAGTAAAAAAAGCGCTTCTTAGTCAGGTTGATAAATTTGCTTCAAGCACAAGAACAATAGGAGCAGATGTTAATGCAACAAATCTTAAAAAAATGTCTGCAGACGATGCTAAAAAATCAGGTAACAAAGACGCAAAAGAAATAGTTGATAAACAAGAACAAACCAAAAAAGAAATAATTGCCACATTTAATCAAGCTTTTAAAAGTAAAATAGTTGCAGATGCATTTTGTAGAGAGGCGATGACAGGTTATGAAAAGTTTGGTGGTAAAGCATTTCCAAAAAAACCTGCTGGAGATAAAAATGGTGAGGCAACTCATATGTTGATATGGGATTATGGAATGGATAGAATGAGATTTACAAAAATAGATAGTAAACTGATATCTGAAACTGCATCCAAAATGAAAATGGACACAACTTTGAAATCAGCTTCGTATAAAGTAGGTGGAGATAAAGCAGGATATTCATTTTGGCAAGCTTTAAAATTTCAGACTACAACTTATTTAAATGCACAGGGTGAGATAGTTGCAAAAAGAGAAGAAGAAATTCAAAAAAATAGACAAATGTTATCAGAGGGTATGATAAACGAGTTTAAATTTAAAGATACTTTGAAAAAAATATACACGAAAGCAAAAGAAAAACTTGTAGGAATTTTTAAATATTTAATTGAGAAAATAAAACAAATTGTAGAATACGCAAAAGAGATTATAAAAGGCGGCATTGATAAAATACTAAACTATTTTGAATTAGATGTAGATGTCAAAGTAAATAAAGTTTATTTTACAGTATGAGTATAAAAAAATGACAATAGAATTTTTAACAGAGGATAAACAAGGAAAGAATTTACATCTCGAACATCTCGAAGATGAAATAATTAATTTCGGTGTTAAGGGTGGAAGAGCTTCTATAGAGTTTCTTCGTTCACTTCGTGATATGTTATCTGGTGCTTCTCGAAGTTCTGTTAATATGACAGTTAAGTGGGATGGTGCTCCAGCAGTATTTGCTGGTATCGACCCAGCAGATAATAAATTTTTTGTTGCAAAGAAATCTGTGTTTAATGTAACACCAAAATTATATAAAACAAATGCAGATGTTGATGCAGATACATCTGGAGATTTAAATACAAAGTTAAAAGTTGCTCTTAAAGAATTTTCTAAGTTAGGAATCAAAGGAGTATTGCAAGGCGATTTAATGTTCACAAAAGATAGTGTTGAAAATGATACAATAGATGGTGTCAAGTATTATACTTTTCAACCAAACACAATTGTTTATGCAGTTCCAGTTGATTCTGATTTAGGAAAAATTATTAAGAGTGCTAACATAGGTGTTGTGTGGCACACCACTTATAGTGGAAAAGAACTTCAAGACATGAAAGCATCATTTGGTGTTAATATAAGTTCATTAACTAAATCCTCAAAAGTATGGATGGATGATGCAAGTTATAAAGATACATCTGGAAAATCTACATTTACTGCAAAGGAAACAGAAGCGGTTACATCATTATTATCAAAAACAGGAGTTGCATTTAAAAAGATTAATGTGCCGACATTAAATAAATTTTTAAGATTACAGGAAAGTCTTTCTGGAAAATTTGCAAAGGTAACTATTAAGACATATAATAACAAATTTGTAAGACAAGGTGTACCTATAACAAATCCAAGCAAACATGCACAAGGATATTTGAAGTATGTGACAGACCAGTTTGATGATGAAACTAAAAAAATAAAAACACCAGCAAAGAAACAGGAATACGAAACTAGAAAAACAGAATATGTTAGAGAGTTTAAAAAACAGATACCTACTTTAATACAAGTGTTTACTATGCAGAAATATTTGGTTGAAGCAAAGATTTTGATAGTTAAAAAACTAAATAGTATTAAACAGTTGACCGACACATTTGTTAAAACATCTGATGGATTTAAAGTAACGAATCCTGAAGGTTATGTTGCTATAGATAGAATAAGTGGAAACGCAGTCAAGTTAGTAGATAGAATGGAGTTTAGTTTTAATAACTTTACTGCCATAAAAAATTGGGATAAGTAAATGAAAGCATTTAAAGAGATAACAGTAGATGTAGAAAAATCGAAAGGTTTGCATGATTTAGAAGAAAGAAAACCATTAAACATTGCACAACGAAGAAAACTTGCAATACGAATGAAACGACTTTCTAAATCTGGTGCGTTTAAAAAGAAAAGAGAACTATCACTTCGTAGAGTTGCTTCTGGTGATAAACTTATGAAACGAGCAATGAAACGTGCCAAAATGGTAATGATTAAAAAGTTTTATGGGAATATAGACTATAAGAATCTGCCTATTTCAGCAAAGATGAAAATAGATATGCAACTTCAAAAGAAAGCATCTATGATACAAAAGATTGCAAAGAAATTAGTAAGGATAATGAGAAAACAAGAAGTAGAAAGAGTTAGAAAATTAAAAGCAGGTGGTAACAAATAAATGATGAAAGGTTTTAAACAGGTTTTAACGGAAGCAAAAGAAAAAGTTGTTTTTGCGTTTGGAAGATTCAATCCGCCTACTACTGGTCACGAAAAATTAATTAATAAAGTTGCGAGTGTTGCTGGTTCTAGTGATTATAGAATCTATCCATCTTTTACAAAAAACCCAACAAAAGACCCATTACCACATGCACTTAAAATTGCATATATGAGAAAGATGTTTCCGAAACATGCAAGAAAAATTATTGCAGACCAAGATGCAACTACAGCAATGGCAATTGCAACCAAGTTGTATGACGAAGGTTATAAAAATCTAGTAATGGTTGCTGGTTCTGATAGAATTAAAGAATTTCAAAAATTATTAGATACTTATAATGATGTTAAAGGAAAACGACATGGATATTATAAATTTGCAAGTATAGATGTTGTATCTGCTGGTGAGAGAGACCCCGATGCAGAAGGTGTAACGGGAATGTCTGCTTCAAAAATGAGAAGTGCTGCTGCTAGTGGAGATATAAGTGTGTTCAAAAGTGGACTTCCAAAAGGATTTAAGGGTGCAGAAAGATTATTTAAAGATGTAAGAAAACATATGAATATTCGTGATGAAAAACAATGGGTAGGAGAAATGACTGATTATGAACAATTTAGAGATGCATATCTTACAGGAAAGATATTGCGTGTAGGTGAAAAGACAAAACTAGGTGAAATACTAAGACGTGGAACAAATTATGTAACTATTCTTACTGAAAAGAAAGGATATAAAAAAATTTGGTTGGAAACCTTACAAGAATATATGATTGGTGAAACTTTAAATAACAAATAAGATAAATATAAAGAAAGGAAATATGGAAATGAATAAGTTTTATAACGATTTTTACACAAAGTTTGGTCGAACTGTCCATGATATACGAGAACAACAAGAACAAGATATTGTTGAGTATGCTGAAAATGGATTAACCGAAGATGATATAGTTATTCTTACTGATATAGATAGACGTAGAGTTCGTGAGATTATAGGAAATATTAAATCAGTACAAGAAGAAACAGAACTTAATGAATTTCAAGGATATGATTCTATCGTAAGTAAGGATAAAACAGCAAGTGCGATGTTCAAAATCGCTAGGACTAAAGGTGGTAAGGGTGAGATTGAATTTAAAGGTGGTAAACTTACTCTTGATGATAAGTCAGCACGAATTATTTTAGATATCGTTGCTCAAGAAGAAAAGTGGCCACAAGCTCAACTTAGAGATGCTATAAAAAATCCAAAATCATATACAGTAAAAGAAGTAATTAAATTAGTTCAAGATTCTAAGAAAGCACAAGGGGATAAAAGACCACTAACATCAACATAGGACAGGAAACATGGAAAAAAATAAATTAGAACGTATGAATCTTTCGAAATATTTAAAGACAAAATATAAAGATGTTAAAGATGTCGACCCTGCTGACGTTGATGATGTTGCAACTGCAAAAGATATTGCAAGTGCAGATAAAAACATAATGATACAACTTAAAAAACAAATTGGTTTGGGTAATTCATTCAAAGTAGAATTTGGAGATAAGAAAACAGCAAGAGTTCCAGATAAAATTGCGAAGGCAGCAATTGCACTCTATGATAAACATAAAACATCTCAACAAAAAGGTGATTATCAAAAGACAATTTCTAAGTCTTATAAAGATTTACTTTCTTTTATTAGAAAAGGAAAACCAGTTGCAATGGAATCGGTAATTATTCAAGAACCACTCGACCCAGAAAAACATGATGTAAAAAAATATATTGATGACTTTCAAAAATCTACTAATTCACAATTTGATGGACTGTCAAAAGAAAAACGCAAGGAGATGGCGATAGCTGCTTATCTAAAAGCAAAAGATAAAAAAGAAGATATGAAAAATTCTAAAGATAAAAAAGAAGAAACATTAATACGTAGTGTCCAACAAATAATGTTGAACAAAGATACTAAACAAGAAGTTAGAGAAGCTTATCTTGACTATGTAGTTCCAAAATTAAGTTTTAATAGTACGTCTGAGTTTAAGAAAGCAGTAAAGTATTTTGAAAGTCAAGGTCTTTCGCAAGGTTATCGTGGCAATGAAATGGAGCCTGCTTTTGATTTTAATAAATTTAAAGATGAGATAACCATTTATAATCTTGATGAACTTTCACCTAGAATTAATTCTAAAAGAGGTGTAAATGGTTTCTTGAAGAAAGGAAGATTTAAATATGAATTAAATTATGTTCGTAATGAAGGTTTTGCTTCAGATGCTCAAAGAAGAGCTGCATTTGCTAGTGGTTACAAAGAAAAAGGCAAAAAGAAAAAAGAAGAAGTTGAACTTGATGAACAACCAAAACATGAAATTACTGTAGGTAATTACACAACTAAGTTTTTTCACATGTGTGGCTCTGCACAAGAAGTAATGAACAAATACGCAGATAAAGATGGTGCAGAGGAACTTGCTAAAATGCAAGATGTATTCTTTAAAATGGAAAAAGATGCAATGAACTCTGGTAGTGCAAGTGAAGAACAGAAAAAGAAAGCACAAATACTATATGATAAGATTATAACTAAAGCAAAAGATGTCGGTATTGAAGATGAAGTTCAAAAGTATATGATAAAACACTTAACATCAATGACTAAAGGCGACCCCAAACTTGGATTTGGTAGAACTGATATAAATGAAGAAGTTGAACTTGATGAAAAATTAGATAAAGATGATGAAACTATTGTTAAAAAGGTTATAGGTAAATTAAAGAAAGCAAGTCAAGCACACGCTGGACAATCTAAAGACTTGCAAAAAGCACTTGATGAAGATGAACTTGGTGAAAACTTTAGAACACTTGCTACTAAGGGTATGGGTACAGAAACAAAACAACGAGCTAAAGTAGGACAGGAATTAGATTTTTACGAACCCAAAAGAGGTGATAAGTTTTTAGGTAAGATTATAAAAATGGATAATAAAGGTTATCAGGTACAGGGTTTAGATAGACAATTTAAAGGTAAAATATTTACATTTAAATATTATGATAAAAACAAAGCAAAAAATCTTCTTCAAAAAGAAGAACATCTTGATGAAAGAAGTAAAATTTCAGATGTTGTTGCAAAAACTGATGCAGAAAGACTTGCTATTGTAAAAAAACATTATCCATTTATTGCTGATATTACAGATAAAAGAAAAAAAGATAAAACTGTTCAAGGTTTCTTTCATTTTCTAAAAAATAAAGATAAAAAAGCAGTTGATAAATTAGATAACATAATTAAAAAATTAGGTACGAAAAAAGGAATAGCATATATTGATTCCTATCGTCAAAATTATTTAAGAATGAGTAATTCAGAGGAAGAAAAATAAGATGGGAAAAAAATATTTAGATACCAAAAAGAATTCGTTAGAAGATGCAGTTTTGGAAGTTTTTATAAAAGAATCAGTTCTTGCTGGTAGAGATTACAAATACGATGGTAAAGGCCCAATAAAAATATCTAAGAAAATGTATGGTAAAGTAAAAAAAGATAGTAAGAGTATGATTAAAGGTAAACCATATATGATGGCACTTAATCCTAAAACACAAGGAACAGAATTAGTACCTGTTAAATTTGAAGAAGTAGAACTTGATGAAAAACAAAATACATACACAGTAGTTCATATTAAAAAAGGTAAAGAAATTATAAAAGCAAAAAGTTCATATGAAGCTGCA